TTACGACGAGGGTTCGATTCCCTTCACCCGCTCCACCTGAAACATAAGTTCGTCATCCAAGGGCCTGCCGCTGGCCAGGCCGATGATGGCGCGCAGGCGTGCGGACACCTCAATCTCCACGCCTCGCGGCGTTTTGGCGGGAGTGATGGTCACCGTATCGATAAGCGCGCGTAGGCGGGGGATTGCCTCCAGCTGCGCCTCCGCGTTGCCTGCCAGCGCGTCGCTGAGGGCGCGGATCTGCTCGCGATAGTCGTCCGCGATCTTCGGGTGCAGCGCGATGACGGGCAAGGCTTCGAGATTGGCCAGCTGCTCTTCCGCGTCGGCTCGCTCTTTTGCCGCCTTGGTCATGATCTCGCGCACTTCCATGAACTCGCCCGCACCTTCTGCCAGCGCGGCCGCGAGGCGCTTCACCTTGTCGGTGGCATTGCGCAGCTTGCGCTCCAGGACGGATCGCTCCGCCTTGATCTCGGCCGTGCGGCGGGCAAGATCCTCGTGATATTCCTTCACGAAGATGGCGACATAGCGCGGATCCAGCAGGCCTTCCTGGAGCGCCGCCAGCACCCGCTGTTCGTAAAGGTGGTTCCGGATCGTGCGGTTGTTGGTGCAGTTCCCGCCATCGCGGCGCGAGCCACAAGCCCAGACGCCATCACCGATTACGTTCCAAGGTCCGCCACAGCAGCCGCACCGGCCGATGCCTGACAGCAGGCGTTTGGGCCGCTTCGCCTTGCGGAAGGTGACGCCTTCGGTCTTTGCGCGGGCGGCCTGGGCCGCGTTCCACAGTTCGTCGTCGATGATGCGCAGATCTGGCGCGTCTTCGCTCATCCACTCGGATTCCGGATTGGGCTTGATCAGCGTCTTGCGAGTGCGCGGGTCCGTGACCTTGCTGGTCCGGTTGTGCACGATCTTGCCAATATATATCTGGTTCTGGATCAGCCCGTTCATCCGTTGGCGATCGCCGTGGATCGTGCTGCCGCGCCATTCGCCACCGCGCGGCCCGGGTACGCCTTCGGCATTCAAGCTGGCGGCAATCGCGCGGGTACTGCGGCCGGTGGCGACTTCGCGGAAGATCCGGCGCACGATCGCGGCCTGCTCTTCATCAATGACGCGCAGGCCGCGCAGGAGGTTGCCCCGGCTATCGACCTGGTTGGCGGTGCGGTAGCCATAGGCGAGCCCGGCTGGCACGCGGCCCTGTGATACGGTCCCGCGCTGGCCGCGCTTGATCTTCGCGCCTAGCTCCTTGCGGAAGCGGGCATCCATCAGGCCCTTGATCGTCCCCGTGATGTCATCGACTTCGCCGTCGGACAGGGTGAACAGACGGGCGCCTGCATAGTTTAATCGCTCGCGGATGGCGAAGGCGTCGCCCTGGTGCCGGGCAATGCGGTCGGTGGCCTCCGCCAGCACCTGGTCAATGCCGCCCGATTCGACGCGGGCAAGCATGGCGTTGAGTCCCGGGCGCTGGCCTTCTTCGATGCCAGCTGCGCCGCTGATCGCGTAATCAGTGAATATGTCGATGATTTGCCAGCCTTCGCGCTCGGCGCGCTCGCGGCAGACGGCAATCTGATCTTCGATCGAGCGGCTATTTTGCAGCTGGCTGGAATATCGGGCGTAGATCAGGGTCCGCATGGTGGTATGGCTTTCGACCTTTTCGAGCGGCGGCAAAATCGCGTGCGGATGTAGCACGCGCGAGGGCTTTCACAAATTCGACCACGTCGGGATCGAGCGGCGCGTTCACAGGAGCCTCCTGATGACGGCATTCGGGTCCAATGACTCGGGTATTTCGATCCCTGCGGCCGCGAGGCACTCGGCGCACGGTGACCATGCGTTTAATTGCTTGCCCTCCGCGCGAAGATCGTCGTGCACCTCGTAGCAAGGCGGGTCGCCGAACTCGGCGCAGGCATCCTGGCAGATAGAGCGAAGGTTGGGCTGCGTCATGCTGCTGCCTTCCCCCGCTCGAGCGGGACCGGATGGACCTTGGTATAGAGCAGCGTAAATTCGAGCGCGTACCAGACATGGCGCATCGTCTCGATCCTATCGCGCGTCATGCCCGCTTTCCCGGCGTCATGAGCAATTATCATCCGGTCCATGGTCGCCCGAACATTGCGCGCCATGAGCGCCTGGTCTTCGGGATGCCACCGACAAGGATCACGGCGATCGCCGCCCAGGACGCGCATGAAGTGGACGATGTTCGACCAGATGACGTCATCGCTCTGTGCCTTCTCGGCGCTCACCTTGCCTTCCCGGACGGCAGCTTGGGTCACCGCGCGACGTCGCTCTCGCTCGGTGGTCGCGGCGGCGACCAACGCGGCGGGAGGCAGAGGATCGCGGCCGAGATAGGCGCTCACGTCGGCATCCCGTCGTGCTGGACGCCATCAAGCAAGCGGCCTGCGAAGCTTTTGGTGGTCAGGAGGGAATGGCCACTGCCATTCCTCCAGACCTTCCCATCGGCGGCCATCTGTCCGCAAGGCAGGTAAGCGCCCCATTGTTTGAAGAAGAATGGAACCGGCGCTGGATCTCCATGCAATGTCGCCTGCGCGCACTGATCGCGGAGCGCTGTTGCCCAATCGGCCGCCATGGGTCGCGCGCCGGGCCCGCTTTCGCCGCCCACGACGACCCAATCGATGCGATGCTCGCGATAGGGACCATCGCCGCCTTCGCTGTATCCATGCGCCTCGAACCAGTAGTAGTCGCCAACCTCCAAGGCATCGAAGCGCCAATCTGTGTCGAGATCAGGCTCATCTGGCTCGCGCGGGGCTTTGATCGACCTCAGGTCGATCGGGCCGAGCAGCGGCTCGATCGATAACCAGCGGACTGCGGCAGGCGTGGAGATTAGGTCTGGAATTCGCTGGTCTGCGCGCGGCTGATCTTCGACCGATGCGCCAAGCCAAACATTTGGCAGCGGCCACAGGAGGCGCGATGGGTAATCGGCCTGGGGCTCCTGCCGCTCGAACTGGACCGCAGCAGCGCCGCCGCGAACCGTCCACGCGGTGAGCGCGCCGATGTGGTTCCACCACTGCTTCATCTTGGCATTGAAACGGCGCGAATTTCCCCGTGAAAATTCCGGGCCGTCATCAAAGCAGCGGCGGGCCATGTGGATCTTATAGGCGGCCTCGCAAATTCGACGGACGACGCCGCGATCGTTTAGATGAGCGCGCATCCGATCAGGGCGCTTCGTCAGCACTTGGTGGATGTGCTGCGGGGTCATGGCCATCACGGCGAAGCAGCGGTCGATCCATTCGTCTGGGACGGACGGGTGGAACATATCGCCATGCGCGTTCCAAAAAATCTGGCGCGGCTTGGTCCAGCGGAGCGGCTGCAGCAGCTGCTCCTCGTTTAACCGGACCTCGCCATTCCAGACTGGGCCAGCCTTGCTGTCGATCGTCAAACCGGCCCGCGAGGGGTGGTGCTTCAGGCGCGTGCCGGCGAGGCGCATGGCATAGCAGTTGGTGCAGCCCGGCGAGACGACGCTGCAGCCGTTGATCGCGTTCACCGTCGCGTCGGTCCACTCGATCTTGGTGCCGTCAGCCATGAAGGTGCTCCCAGAGGCGGAGAAAGGCGTTCGCGGCTAAGTCGGGGTGAGCGTATGGTGTGATGACCATGCCGTCGAACGGCACGCATCCGTCGAGCATTTCCCACTTGTCACCGGGAATTGCGCCGGTCATGAGATCGCGCTTCTCCGTGGCGAGCATCCGCAAATCGAACGCCTTAAGCATCTTCGCGTCGGTCTCGCTGAGCGGCGGAAGATCGAACTGCATCCACAGCGCCGCTTCCAGGCGCTTCTCCAACGCTTTGAATTCCGGCAGCATCCACTTCGCGGGGCTCGGCATGTCGCCGAGAGGCACCTCGCCTAACTCATGCATCAGGGCTGGCAAGGCGAGCTCTTTAAGTCCCTCAGCCAGGACGGCGTGCACCATTCGGACGCAGTGCTCTGCAACTGAGTAAAAGCACCGCTTGCCGTTCATGCGAAGCGCCCGGGTCTGCCCGCGAAACCGGGCAGTGTAGGCAAGCCCAAAGGCGACGTCGTCAATCGTGATCGGGCTCTGCTCAGGGGCTTCGTAGTCGAAATATGCGCCATCCCCCATCAAAATAGTGGGGCCCAGCACGCGGCGTACGCCTGCGGGCAAAGCGGATTGGCTGCGGATTGTCACGCGCGCCTCCTGATCGTGATGATCCGCCGGTCGCGTGGGATCGGCTCGAACAGAAGGGCTGCGCCCATCTTGTGGCGGTAGGCGGCGAGCATGCTGACGATCGTCCAACCAGCGAGCGCAAAGCTGCTGCCGAAGACGACCGCGGCGACCTGGCTGAAGGCGCTCACTGCACGGCTCCGCGCACATAGAGCGGCGTGCGATCATAGCCCTCGCCGGTGTGACCAGCCTTGCGCCAGCCCAAGCGGCGGAGCAGCTGCGAGATCTGGACGTTGTCGCGCGGTGCTGGAATGCGGCCTTCGTGCGCGGCGGCTGCAAGGTCGCGCGACAGGTGTAGCAGCCCGACTTCATTCGCATTGCGAAGGTGGCGGGCGATGTAGAGGCCGATGCGCTTGCCTGCCTCGCTGGCGTCGGTGAGCGCGAGCTTCGCGTTCTCGTCTGCGATCTTCGGATCGACAAGCTCGTTGATGTCGGCGCGGCGGCTAAGGCTGGCTGCCACGCCCTCTCGCGCGATGTGCGCCGTGCCGTCTGCCGCATGGCTGAGTACCCGCCAGCGCAGGCCGAGAAAGAGCGCGACGCTGCCGGGATATGGAAATTGGTTTTCAGATTGAAGCACATGAGCCTCCCGTCTTGGTGATTGGCTCAATTAGCTATCTTGGCTAAATCATGTCAACGGCAAATTTAGCCGGTATAGCTAATCCGGCTCAAGCCCGTTGACTCTTTGGCAATGTTTGTTCGATTTATGTTCTCACCAGCAGAAAGGAGTCGTGGGTGGGTTATTCTGGTAAGGTGCAGCGGTCGATCGACGCGGCTGTGGGTAAGAGCAAGCCGATCGGTTATGTCTTCATGGTCGATACGCAGGTGAAGGGGCCGCTACGTCAAACCCGCGCGGAAGCCGTGCAGGATGCGGTGGAAGCGCGTGAAGCGCATGTCGATGTGCAGTATGGGCGGGTGTTCCTTGAGCCTCTGACCTGGATTGCTCCGATCTGGCCCTAAAGGTCCGCGTTATATCCGATTATCCGTCCGATGACGGTCAAGGGTTCTTCGCCCAGGAGCATTTCCTTGTGCTCCGGGTTTGTGGAGCAAGGAGCGAGCCTGGGCGGGCTGTCGAGATACTGTTTAAACGTCATCTCCCCGCCTGGCCGCATCATTGCATAATAGCTGTCGGCAATCAGCGCTTTATCATCCGGATCGCAGAAGATGATGCCGCCGTGCGGAACCAGTTTGTCCATGCTGTCCCCATCAGGCACGAGGGCGAACGTGTTGGGACCGCCCTTCGTCGTTGGAATAAGGTCCAGCGGATCTTCCATCGCCTCGCGCCAATTGCCCGCAGCGATCTTACCCAACAGTGGCACCCTTCGCACAGGACGGCGCGGGACCGTCGCGCCGACCAAATCGTCGGGCTCGACCCCCAGCGCCTCGGCGATTGCAGCGCGCCAGTCGCCGTCCAGCTTTCGTTTGCCAGTCTCTATTTTCTGAATGGTCGCCAAATCGGTCGGCTTACCCGTACGCGGATTCGTCGTGAGCGCCCCCAGCTGCTCTAGTGTGAGCCCCCTGCGCTTCCGAATTTCGCGGATCATGTTCTGGTTTTCGGCCATGTCCCCGGAATAGCCGACCCGGCTAAATCCGTCTTGGCTGGATATAGCTAATTTGGCTTGACGCGAATTAGCCAATGTAGCTAAAGCGATGGCATGACGCTGCAAGATTACCTCTCTCGTGAAGGACTTACCTTTACCGCCTTCGCCGCTTTGATCGGGACGAAATACCCGCGCACGGTTGAGCGATATGCCAAGGGACAACAAATTCCCGACCGCACGATGATGCTGCGCATCGTCGATAAGACGCGCAGCGAGGTGATGCCCAACGATTTCTACGGGGTCGGTCATGTCGCCCCCGATACGAGCAGCAGCGTTGCACCGTCACCGGGAAATTCTCCCGCAACTTCCCCTCTTGCAGAGGAGACAGTCTAGAAAATGCCACGGGGGGATATTGCTACGGGGGAGAAGGCGCTTGCGCTGGCGACCAAACGCGCCATCGAAGCGGCTGGCGGGCTGGAACGCTGCGCCGACGAAACCTCCATCAAAAAGAGCCAGTTGTCGCGGTGCAGTTCGGTCAATGAGCCCGACAGCATCACGATCCGGGACGCCATCACCATCGATCTTCTGGGAACGCGCGTGGAGGGACAGCCCTTCATCCTGCGCGCCTACTGCCGCCAGCTGGGCGGCGTGTTCGTGCCGATGCCCGAGCCGCAGGACGATGCCAACGGGCTGACGCTGTCGGTGGTCGAACTGGCGGGCGAGCTCGGCGACCTTTCGGACAGCATCCGGACGGCGATCAGCGCCCAGGGCGACCAGGGCGAGGCGGTCTCGCCGCGCGAGCGGGACGCCATCCGCGCCGACATCCAGACAATGCAGGAAACGTTGGCCGCGCTGGATCAGCGCATGCTGGCTTTGGACGGGGGGCGCTGACGATGGCCACGAATGCACGCGACTTGCGCTTCTCGATCGGGCCGCTCTGCCTCTCCACGTCCGTGCGGGAACTGGAGGAATGGGTAGCGGGCGCGCCTGAAGGTGCCGACTTCGTCTATGCGCGCGGCGCGGTCCTGGACCAGCGCCGCGATGTCGTTATCCGCGCCCGTGAACTGGCGCAGGAAGGCGAGGTCCGCACGCACCAGCGCAAGGTCAACGGCGAATGGGAATATTTCGTCGTGCGCCGCTATCCCGACCGGCAGCCCCGGCAGAAGGTTCGCCATCTGCACGCCGCGCACGAAACGCCGGCAGGCCGGGTGCTCGCCATCATGGAGCGCTGCCTGCGCCTCGGCCTCCCCGCGCGCACCAATGCTGAGATCGCGCGGGAAATGGGCCTGAAAAATGCGGAAGCGGCCCGGTATCTCTTCAACCAGCTGGTCGAGCAGAAGATCTTGACCGTCACGAACTTCGGCACGCGCGAGCGGCGCGTCGTGACCTTCGTCGCCAGCGGCAAATCGACCGTGCGGGGGGCGCTATGAGCGATCTGATCTCATGCATGGGCTGCGCCGAAATGCAGCAGGGCGTCGCGGAAGCTGCCCTGCCTGACCGCTGGGACGCGATGCGCATACCCGGATTTGAACCCGCTTACTTCTGCGGCGCGTGCGTCGATGGCGGCATGATGGAGCAGTATCGGGCGCAGCAGGGCCTTCCCCGGCGTGCGCGGTGGCGTTTCCCGAACGGTATCATGGCGCTCTATCGCCCGGCGGCGAAGCAAGTGCTGCTGGCGACGGCGGACGGCATGGCTGAGATCAGCGAGCGGGAAGCGGAGCAGCTGGTGGCTGCGATCGCGGCGGCGCTGGCGGTGCGCGGCCTTGCCGAGCAGCTGACGGTGGAGGCGGGCCTGTGACCTTCGTCGATATGACCATCACCCGCCGCCATTTCGAGGCCCGTTACCACCAGGTCGGCCGCTGCATGCTGGCCGATCTTGCCGAGATCTTCGGGCTCGACTTCGACACGGCCGAGCATTGGGCCGACGAGATCGACCGCGACACCCATGAGCAGATTGCCGCCGTCAGCAGGCCCCTTTCGGGCGGCGGCATGGCGGAGACGGGCGCGCCTGCACAGCGCACCGCCTCCGCCGGTTCCCCCTCCCACAACCCATAAGCCGCAACCGGCAAGCCCAAGAGAGAAGGACGTTCCATGGCCAGACCGAAGAAAGCGACGGCGCAGGCAGCGCCGGAAGAAACGACAGCACCGGAGGGCCTTCGGGTCGCGCCCATGGCCATTCAGCCGGTGCCGCTCGGCCGTCTTGTCCGCGCGCCGGAGAATGTGCGCCATACGGACAAGGCGGCCGATGTGGAGAGCCTGGCCGACGACATTGCCGCCCACGGGTTGCTCCAGTCGCTGATCGGCTATGCCGGCGACACCGATATCGACGCGGCCGCGATCTACATCATCGGCGGTGGCCGACGCCTGCAAGCGCTGCAGCTGCTGCGCGAGCGCGGTTCGATCGACGACAGCTATGAGGTTTCGGTGCTGATCCGCGACCAGGCCGAAGCGATCGAACTGTCGCTGTCGGAAAATCTGGCGCGGCGGGACATGAACCCGGCGGATGAATTCGCCGCGTTCGTGGAGCTGATGCGCCCGGGCACCATGTCGCCCGCCGATATCGCCAAGCGGTTCGGCTTCTCGGAGCGATATGTTAAGCAGCGGCTGCGGCTGGGCGGCCTCGCGCCCGAGATCCTCGACGCCATGCGCGAGGGCAAGCTGACGATCGACGCGGCCATGGCCTATGCGCAGTCGCAGGATCAAAAGCTGCAGCTGAAGGTGTTCAACGCGCAGGCGAAGAGCAACTGGAAGCCGCATGATCCGCACTCGATCGGGCTCGCCTACCATAATGCCCAAATGACCACGAAGGACGCCCTGTTCCTTTTCGTCGGTGCCAAGGATTATGAGAAGAAGGGCGGCGGGTATGAGGACGACCTGTTCGGCGAGGCCGATCGCTGGGGCGGCCGGAAAATCACGGATGCCAGCATCATCCTCTCGATCGCGAAGGATCGGGCGGCATTTCAGCAGATCCGCCTGCTCTCAGAAGCGAAGGATGTCTACCCCGGCACCGTTGACGTCCTGATCCCTGGCGGCATCCGCCGCAGCGCCGCGCCGAAAGCGCCCAAAGGCTACAAGCTGGTGGACAAGGGCTACCGATCGGAGCCGACCTATGCCCAACTGCGGGAGAAAGCGGCTCAGCTGCGGCTCGACATGGTGCGGATCGCCAGCGTCAACAGTGAGGGCGTGCTGGCGATGGAGGAGCAATTCTATGTTCCCGCCGATCGGCACGCCGAACTGCTTCCGCCTTTGGGCAGCGATCGGCCGCAAGAAACGCCGGATCAGATCGCTGCACGTCAGCGCGCCGCGAATGTTCGGTCGGTCGCGGCGCTGCTCGCGGCGGTGAAGGTGCGGGCAGATAAGGTTGAAGGGCGGCAGTTCTGGCGGACGCAGCGTCCCGATCTGTGGCGCAAGGAGCACCGCGAAGGCGTCGGCGAATGCTATCCCATCATGGTCGATGTGTTGGTGACACCAGCAGAGATTGATGCGCAGCTGGAAGCGGCCGAGGTCGAATTTGATCGGCAGGAGGCGGAAAAGGTTGCCCGCCGTGAGGCCGAAGAAAAGGCGAAGGCGGAAGCTGCAGAGGCGCTCGACGCGCGGCGCGCCGAAGTCCTGGGCATGGATCCCGCACCGATCGTCATCCAGGTTGATGGGATCACGCACTTCCGCTGGGAGAGCGGGGCCTATGCCGATGAGCAGGAAGATACGCCTGAAGCAGATGAATGCTCCTTCTATGACGATCTGGAAGAGCTTCTGGAGCATGCCGACACCATCGGCCTGACCTGGCTGTCGATCGAGGCGTGGGCGGAAGATCCGCATGGCGACAATGTCGCAGAGCCCGAGGAGCAGGCTGCATGATCAACGTGAATGTGAAAGTGCTGCGGGCCGCGCTGAAGGCGGTCAATGCGGTGGTCGAGAAGCGGACGACCGTGCCGATCTGCGCGACGGTGCTGGTGCGATCGACGCCGGGGCAGATGTTCCTGACCGGTACCGACCTGGAAATCATGGTCGAGAAGACGGTCGATCTGGAGGATGCCGGCGCGAACACCGCCATGAACTTCTGCGTCGATGCATCAACATTGGCATCTATCGCGGGCAAGCTGCCAGCGGAGGGCGTCGCGAAGATCGAGGCCGACGGCAACACCGGCATCACGATCAAGTGCGGGCGGGCGCGGTTCAAGCTGCCCACGCTGCCGACCGATGATTTCCCTGTGCTTGCTGCCCGCGATTGGGACGCGGAGTGGGAGCAGGACGGAACGCAGCTGGTGCAGATGATCGAGAGCGTGCGCTTCGCCATATCGACGGAAGAGACCCGCTATTATCTGGGCGGCATCTACGTCCATGTGCCCTCGGGCTCGGAGTGCCAGTTCGCGGCCGCGACCGACGGACACCGGCTGGCGCGCTTCCACTGCAATGTCGCGGAGGGCGCGGAGGAAATGCCGGGCATCATCATCCCGCGCAAGGCGATCGGCGCGCTGGCCCAGCTGCTCGACGAAGAAGGCGGCATGGTCGGAGTGTCGGTGAGCACTACGAAGTTCCGGTTCGAGGTCGGCAAGACGGTGCTGACCGGCAAGCTGATCGACGGCACGTTCCCGGATTACACCCGCGTCATTCCTGCGGCCAACCGGCTGGATTGCTGGTTTGAGCCTGCCGTGCTCGCCGAAGCGGTGGAGCGGGTGCTGACGATCAGCAGCGACAAAACGAAGGCGATCGCCTTCAACTTCGCCGCCCAGGCCGTCACGCTGGAGGTCACCAGCCCTGAAAATGGCACGGCCAGCGAGGAAGTGCCCTGCGAATATGAGGGCGAGCCGCTGCGCATCGGCTTCAACGGTAGCTATCTGCTCGACGTGCTGCGGCACTTGAAGGGCACCGATTCCGGGAATGAACGGGCCCGGGTGAAGCTGGCGGATCCTGCGACCGCGTCGCTCTGGCAGACCAGCGACGATGCTGCCCGCCTTTATGTCCTTATGCCGCTGAGGGTCTGACGAGTGTCCGAGCCGATCGATAGCAATATGCTCGAGCGCACTGCGCTGCAGATGGAGATCGAGCGTCTGCAGAACCAGATCGCGACCTATGAAGTGCTGATCGGCAACAACTTGATCGGCGCTATCGGTAAGTGCCTGGACGATGCTGGCGCGCCGCGATGGTCTTCCGATCGGAAGATCTACCTAAGTGTGTTCGACCGCATCCGCGCGCTTGCGGCTCAGTCAGGGGCAAGCCAGTTATGAGCAGCCTTTTCCCCGAGCAGCCCATTGCCGCCCCCGCGCCGAAGGGCCTCGGCCGCATGATGACGGGCGGCGGCGAGAAGGTCGCGCGCCAGGGGAACGATTATTATCCGACGCCGGCCACGGTGACGCGCGCGTTCATCGCGGCAGAGCGCGGGGCGCTGGAGGATTACAGCGGCATGCTGGGTAATCCGGTTTGGGAGCCCTGCGGCCGTGGTGGCGCGATCGCGGGCGAGCTCGCGGCCGCTGGTTTCACGACCATAGCCACCGACCTGGTCCCGGATCCTGCGCATGACGTTGGTGCGCAAGATCTTCTGCTCTGCCGGCAGGCGCTATCGCCCGTCGTCGTCACGAACCCGCCCTTCGCGCTCGCGGCCGAGATGATCCGGCATCTGCTGAACGACCTGGGCTGCACCTATGTGGCGATGCTGCTCAAGTCGTCATTCTGGCATGCCGAAGTCCGCACGGGCCTGTGGCGGCAGCGGACGCCTGCGCGGATCTACGCGCTGAACTGGCGGCCGGATTTCCTCGGCAAGGGCAATCCGACGATGGAAGTGATCTGGTGCGTCTGGGACGCGGCCGCGATCGAAAATCTTTGTGTTTATGATGTCCTGACGCCGTTTCGCGCTCCGGACCTGTTGGGGGAGGAATGATGGCGACGGTGGTGAAGGAACCGTGGGTGACGCGCTGGGGCCGGGAAACCGACAGCTGGAACGTCACCGAACTGGATGAGGACAATGCCGACCAGGATGCGGAGGGCGGCGACAGTGATGGTTCTGGCATGCCGGGCCGGTGGCTGGTCGGCCAGGCCGTCGCGCGCTGGTCCCTGACGCAGCCGGTCGAGCCCACGGCCGAGATGGTCGCGAACGTCTTCAACCTTCCGATCGAGCTCGCGCGCGACTGCATGGGCATCGAACTGCACGCGATCGGCACGCTGGGAACGGCGCTGCAGGTCTGGAGCGGCCTTCAGGACCAAGGCTGGGAGGGGCAGACGGTCGGCGCGGCCGCGCTCGCCTTCCATCTTGCGCCGGCGCCGATCATCGAAGCGGTCGAGGCGCATTATTGGATGTATCTCGCCGGCGATCGTGACGATCCGACGGCCATGACGATCGAACATGACGGCGAGTAGCGCGCCGCCGTCCTGACGGCCGCAACTTCCGCGACATCGATGTGAATGTTTGACCTGATTTTTCGGGGTGGGTTTCTGTGTCTCTGCCAACTTCATTTCTGGACCAACTCCGCGCCCGCACGCCGCTGTCCGCCCTGATCGGGCAGAAGGTGAAGCTGGAGAAAAAGGGCAAGGAGCATAAGGGCTGCTGCCCCTTCCATAGCGAGAAGACGCCCAGCTTCACCGTCAATGACGACAAGGAGTTCTATCACTGCTTTGGTTGCGGCGCGCACGGCGACGCGCTGCGCTGGCTTACCGATCATGAGGGCATGGACTTCATCGACGCGGTGAAGCAGCTGGCGGAAGCGGCCGGGATGGAGATGCCGGCGCGCACGCCAGAGCAGGCGGAGCGCGCGCGTCGGGCCGAGCATGTCGGCGAAGTCCTGGGCGAAGCGGCGGCATGGTATGCGCGCCAGCTGGAGCCGACCGGCATGGCGATGGAAGCGCTGGCCGCGCGCGGTGTCACGCCGGCGTCGATCGAGCGGTTCGGGCTCGGCTTCGCTCCCGTGCGCGGCGGCGTCTCGGCGATCGGCATCGCGGCCGACCAGCTGATGGCGGCCGGCCTGGTCGTCGAAACCGACAATGGCCGTCGCGATCGCTTCCGCCACCGCATCATCGTTCCGATTCACGACGCCCGCGGTCGGCCGATCGGCTTCGGCGGGCGTGCCTTTGGCGAAGCCCAGCCCAAATATCTGAACAGCGACCAGTCGGAGCATTTCGACAAGGGCCGCGTGCTGTTCAACCTTCACCGCGCGGCACCGGCGGCGCGGATCGCTCGCCGCCTGCTGGTGGTCGAGGGCTATTTCGATGCGATCGCGCTCGACCAGGCCGGGATCGGCGAAGCGGTCGCGCCGATGGGCACGGCCATCACGCCCGAGCAGCTGGAGCGCGCATGGCGCGTGACGGAATGCCCGGTGCTGCTGATGGATGGCGATGAGGCGGGCCGCAAGGCGGCTTCGCGTGCCTGCATCCGCGCCCTGCCCATGGTCGGCCCGGGTCGGTCGCTGAAGATCGCCACCCTTCCGGACGGATATGATCCTGACAGCCTGGTGCGCGAATGCGGCCGTGAGGCTGTCGATGATCTGGTCGATCGGGCGCTGTCGCTCTCCAGCTATGTCTGGACGGCCGTGCTGGCAGCCGGCGATCGCGAAACGCCGGAAGGGAGAGCCGCGATCTGGCAGCAACTGGCCGACCTGGCGGCGAGCGTCGGCCACGAAGAGACCCGGCTCCAGTACCAGTCCTATTGGCGCAGCCTGTTCAACGCCGAGTTCCCCCCGGCCCCCCGGTGGGTGGTCGAGGATCAAAAGCTTCCGGGTGGAACCATGGAGGCGAAATTCTCCGACCAGACGGAGGAAGTGCGGGACCGGCTGAAGGCGGTTGCGGTGAAGCGGCTGCCCGGTGCGATCGCCTCGGCCGAGCGGACGAAGGATGGCGTCACGCTGTTCGCCTGGGGCATGGGTCGCCGCGTCGGTGCGGGCCTGATCGACCAGGACATGGCCGATGACGCGATCGACGAAGTGGCGGAAGGCGTCGAGGGTGTCTCCGCCGACGATATCGAGCGCAGCTTCGCCGCCGGTGTCGCCAAGGGTTTCGATATCGCGCCCATGCTGCTCGACATGCGGTGCGCCGGATTCCAGCGCACGGATCTCGGCAATGCCGAGCGGTTCAACGCCCGCTATGGCGGCAGCTTCCGCTTCACGACGGCCAAGGGCTGGCTGGGCTGGGACGGTCGGCGCTGGAAGGTGCTGGACCAGGACAAGGATACACTGCCGGCTGAAGTGCAGGCGGCGGTGTTCGACACGGTGCGATCGATCCAGCGGGAGGCGGATTTCGTGTCCGCCACCGGCTTTGTCGAGCCTGACGAACCGCTGCCAGAGGACGAAAAGCCGACCCTGATGCTAGTGGTGCAGTGGCGGCTCTATCGGGACAGCGGTGAGCGCGTCGGTGCGATGAACCGCGTGACGGACATGAAGGGCGGCCCGGTGCTGCTGTCCGAGCTCATCGCCAAATGGGGGCGCGCCTCGGAAGGGTCGGGTCGGATCGGATGCATCGCCGGCCTCGCCAAGCGGTGGGTGACCGCGCCGATCGAGGACTTCGATCGAGATCCGCTCGCCATCAACGTGCTGAACGGCACGCTGCGCTTCCGTCGGGACAAGGAGAACGGTTCGACCGTCACGCTCGAGCCGCACCGCCGCGAGGATCTGAACACCAAGCTGGCTCCCGTCACTTATGACGCGGCCGCAGCGAGCCCGATCTATGACGACTTCCTGGCATGGGCCCAGCCCGACGCCGGCATGCGTCGCTATCTCCACCAGTGGGCCGGATATAGCGCCAGCGGCGACATATCGGAGCAGAAGCTGCATTTCTGGTATGGGCTCGGCGCGAACGGCAAATCGACCACGATCGACCTGTGGGCGCATGTCATTGGCGACTATAGCGGCACGATCGGGATCGAGACCTTCCTCGACCAGGGCATCAAGAAGCGCGGCGAGCAGGCATCGCCGGATCTTGCGCGCCTGGGCGGCGTGCGCATGTTGCGCGCGTCGGAACCTGAGCGCGGTGCGAAGCTCAATGAGGCGCTGATCAAGGCGGCCACGGGTGGCGAGCCGATGGCGGTGCGTGCGCTGCATCGCGGCTTCTTCGACCTAATGCCGCTGTTCAAGCTGACGATCGGCGGCAATTACAAGCCGGACATTCCCGGCACGGACGAAGGCATCTGGCGACGCATGAAGCTGGTGCCGTGGAACGCGCATGTCGCCGATGGCGATCGCGACGAGCAGCTGCCCGCGAAACTGCGGGCCGAGGCTGCCGGCGTGCTCAACCATATCGTGCTCGGCCTGCTAGACTGGCTTGATAACGGGCTGGTCGAACCGCAGGCGGTGAAGGACGCTACGGCCGAATATCGGGAGGCCAGCGATCCGCTGGGTCGATTCCTGAACCTTTGCGTCGAGAAGGATCCGAAAGGCCGCATCCAGTCGTCGAAGCTGCACGAGGTATTCCTGGCCTGGTGCAAGGTCGCTGGCGAGCGCGACTGGTCGAATAAGGGCTTCACGAAGGCGATGCTGGACAAGGGCTTCGTCAAGAAGCCCAGCGACGGCATCCAGTGGCTGGGCATTCGCCTGGTGCGCGAGGCGTCGGACTTCGTCGATGAGCATGGCCGGGCACGCGAGGATGCGCCGATGCTGCCCGATGCAGCGCCGAGCTCGGCCGATGCGTCGCCCGACATGCCGCCCGCGCCTCCCCCTTACGACGACGACTTCGTGCCCGACTTCTGAGCGGCGGCGGCGCGACAGGTTCGAATGCTTCCGGGTTGGAAGGGTGGCGGAAGCATCACTGGAAGGAAGAAAGCGCGGATTTCTGCGCCTTTGGAAGGGTTGGAAGGTTTGGCCTCATGTTTTCGTCACATATGCGCGTGTGCGCGGGCGCATGCGTGATGAAAATATACAATAATCATTCCAACCCTTCCAAAGCTTCCAAATACAAGAATTTAGATAGGCTTTTCATAGAGTTGAGTAGTGGAAGGGTGAGAGCATGACGGTTCCGGCAGTGGAAGGTTCGCAATATTGGACGTTTGAGGCGGTGCAGGAGCGCATGGTGGAGGCTTGGGGCTATCTGATGCGGATGCCTGACGGTGAGGCCGCATGGCTGCGCTCCTGCTCGCGGTCGTCCATGCCCGCCGTCATTCGTGACGTGCGCAAGGGCGACTGGATGGAGACCCGCCCGGGTCGGCCCGGCCTGCGCTCTGCCCAGGTCGATCTGGTCGAGCGGCTGCTCACCGGTAACGGGGCGTGGATCGATGGCGTGGTGCCGCGCGATCGGTCGCTGGTCGCCACGGTGCTGCGCATGCGCAACCGCAAGGTCGGCTTTGATTGGCGTGACGTTGCCGAATCGGAAGGCGCGATGGCGGGCGCGGAGGCGCTGCGGAAGCGCTATTCGCGTGCCATCACCGGCATTGCGGTGCGCCTCAACCGCAACGGTTCGTCGCACGATTTGCTCTGATGCGCGCCGAAGTGACGCATTTCCGGTTGCGGAATGTGTCAACCCCCGGAATTTTTTCCGGAGTAAATAAAGGGTGTCCGTTTCCGCAGTGAATGACCCTATTTCAGATATATGCTTGGTCCAGTCGTGTGGATTGGGGGGAGCCAAGCATTCCTCTCCTTGGATGACTGAAGCGGGGCTGGTGGCGACACTGGCCCCGCTTCATTTTGGGTGACGCCATGCCGACCATGCCGAAGCGGTTACGACCAGCGGGTGCGCGATCGCAGGCGCAGGCTCGGAAGGAGCAGGACGACAGGCGCGGCTCGGCGGCCTCACGCGGCTATACAAGCCGATGGTCGAAGGCGGCAGCGACGTTCCGGCGAGGGCATCCTCTCTGCGAGTATTGCTCGCTAGAGGATCGGGTGGAACCGTCCACGCTGGTTGACCACCTCTACCCGCATCGCACCTATGACGGTGTGTTCTGGCGGGTCGAGTGGTGGGTCGCCAGCTGCGCCTCATGCCATTCGGGGATGAAGCAGGCCGTCGAGGCTGCGGGCAAGGCCGCGATCGACGCGCTGGCCCGCCGCCTCGGCCGCGAGCCCCTGACCTGACCCTCCAAGGGAGGGGGGTGCCCAAAGTTCAGCGACCCCGGCCCCATGACCGGCGGTCCAGACACGGAAAAATCGGCGCGAAATTCCGCGCCAGATATTTTTTTAAGGCGCTGAATTCGGGCGCGATTTGGCGAAGGAGGTGGGCCGCGCGACGGTCGGCCGAGGAGTGATTTTGTATGGCGCGTGGACGTAGGCCAGACCCCGATCAGGAAGCGAAGGGCTTTCCCAACCGGCGCAAGTCCGCAACGCGCAAGCGTGAGGAGGAAGCCGAGCGCGTTGCGCAGCTGCTGATGGCGTCCACATCGGGCGACGTGCTGCAGCCGCCCGCGATGATCGACCAGGGCCCGCTCTATGCGGGCGCGGTCGCGGTCTGGCGGGAGATGGCACCGCGCCTGGCGCGCACGCATCGCCTGCCCGAGCAGCACCGCATGATCTTCGCCATGTTCTGCGTCTATTATGCCGACTGGGTTTCGCTGAACGATCAGCTGAAGCAGGAAGGCATGACGCAGCGGGTGAAGACGGTCGCGGGCGGTTTCATGATCCGCGACCATCCCGCCGTGCGTCGTCGGCAGGAATGCTTCGACAACGTCATGGCGCTGTCAAAGCAGTTCGGCCTTACGCCGCATGACGAATATGACCTGTTCAAGAATCAGGCGGGCGCGGCGGCGACCAACCCGGGTCTGTTCGGCGGCGCGCTGGCAGTGCCCGCGCAGCGGAAGGGCGAGCCGGAAGAAGAGGCGCGCGAGCCTGCCGCTGATGTCGGCCCTCGCGTCGGCATGCTAGGCGGCATGGACTCACCGCCTCCGGGACAGCGGCCGAACTGATATGGCCGACCAGACGGCAGCGGCAACGCTGTCGCCCTGGTGGCGGGTAGGCGATCCGCTGCCGCCCTGGTTGGCGTCGGTGGAGAATGACCCCGCTTATGCGTGGGCGATCGGCGCGTGGAACAAGGCTGCGGCGCAGCCCGGCGCATGGTTCGACCATGCCAAGGCTGAGCATGTCGTCACGCTCTGGCCGCAGATTTTCCGGCTGACGGACGACCGCTTCGCCGGCGTGCCGTTCCGGCTGAACCTTTGGCAGGAGATCATCGTCCGCCTGCTGTTCGGGTGGAAGCATCCGATCCAGATCATCGATCCGATGACCGGCGCAGAAGTGGAAGAGCATGTGCGCATCTTCCAGATCCTGCGGCTCTGGATCCCGCGCAAGAATGGCAAGTCAGAGTTCCTGGCTGCGCTCGCCCTCATGTTCTGGGCAGTCGAGGGCCTGCAGGGCGGGCAAGGTTATGCCTTCGCCCGCGACGAAGATCAGGCGGAAATACCATTTGCCAAGATGAAGGCGATGGTGGCGCACAGCGAAGTGCTGGCGCGGGACATTCAGGTCCAGAGCAGCCACATGTGGCTGAAGCCGCTGTCGTCGTCGTTTGTGGTGCTGACCGGCAGCGATCAGGGGAAGCACGGCAAGTCGCCCAGCGTGACGCTCGGCGACGAAATGCACGAGTGGAAGAGCCGCAAGATCGAGAACGATCTGCGGCAGGGCCAAGGTGCGCGCCTGCAGCCAATCGCGCTGTTTGCCTCCACCGCTGGCCTGAAGACGAACCAGACCGGCGTCGAGATCTGGGAGGAAAGCGAGCAGATCCTCGACGGCACGATCGACGACCCCTCCACGCTGGTCGTCATCTTTGCCGCGCCGGATGACGCGGATTGGGAAGATGAGGCGGTCTGGCGCTCGGCCAACCCCTCGCTCGGGCTTTCGCCGACATTGCAGTTCCTGCGCGGTGAAGCGCGTCTTGCGAAGGGAAACCCGGTCAAGGAAGCGCATTTTCGCTGCTATCATTTGAACCAGTGGGTCGATGACCAGGCCCTCTGGCTCAACATGTCGAAGTGGGACAAGTGCCAGGTCGGCTCCAATGGCTGGATGACGATGGCCGAGCGCATGGCGGGCCGCCGCTGCTTCGGCGCATGGGACTTGTCGTCGGTGCGCGACATCACCGCGCTGGTGTGGCTGTTCCCGCCGATCGCGGGCGACCCGCTCTGGCATCTGCTCTGCCGCTTCTGGGTGCCCGAGGCTTCGCTCGCCCAGCGCGTTAAGGAAACGAAGGTGCCGTTCGACCGCTGGAAAGAGGCCGGCGCGTTGGAGGTGACCCCGGGTGATATCGTCGATCAGGACTATGTCCTGCGCGCGGTGGAAGCTGGCATGGGCGCGTTCGACGTGCAGCGCATCGGCTATGACCCGTGGGGCGGTGTCAAGCTGGTCACCGACATGCAGAAGGAGGGGATCGATACCGATCTGCTCCTTCAGGTTCGCCAGGGCATCCATTCGCTCGGCGAGCCGACCAAGGAATTCGAGCGGCATGTCTATGCCGGAACGCTGGACCATGGGGGGCATCCCCTGCTGCGTTACATGGCGCGGAACACGATGGTCCGGTTCGATGAGAACCTGAACTACATGCCTGCGAAGAAGCGGTCGAAGGACAAGATCGACGGCATCGTCGCGGCGGTGATGGCGAAAGCGGTGGCGATGGCCCCCGAGGACGACGCACCGGAACCGGAGATCCACAACCTATGAGCCTTCGCGAAAAGGTCGGCCGCTGGCTGATCGGGACGGACGCCGCACAGGCGGATTCCGGCGCGCCGATCAGCAATGCCGCCGAGGTACCGCTGCCGACGATCCGGCGCGGCACGGAAGCCTTTGAATGGTTTACCGGCACGCCCGCTGTTGCTGGCCTGCCTGTCGTTACCGATCGCAGCGCCCTGACGATCAGCGCAATCTGGTCATGCGTGTCGCTGATTGCCGGCGCGATTTCGACGCTGCCGATGAACCTCTACAATCGGGCGAGCGACGGCGAGCGCACCATCCGCGAGAGCGATGACCTATGGTGGGTGCTGAACGAAGAGTTCTGCCCGCGCTGGGTGGCGTCTGCCGGTTGGGAGTGGTTGGTGCTGTCGCGCCTGTTCGAGGGCGATGCCTATGCCGAAATCCTGCGCAAGGGCCCCAAGGTCTCCGGCCTGGTGCCGCTGCACCCACGTCGGGTGGAGCCGGTGCCGTGGAAGGACGGCAGCCGCCTTGCCTATGTCGTCTATCCCGAGCCGGATCTCGCCGACCAGACAATCCGAGTTATCGACCAGGACGACATGCTGCATGTGCCCGGCCTCGGCTTCAACGGCACGCGGTCATTCTCGCCGCTGCGCCACGCCCTGCAGAATGTCGGCGGCGTCGCGCTGGCTGCCCAGAATTATGCCGGGCAGTTTTTCGCCAACCAGGCGCGTCCCGATTATGCGCTGGTCGCCCCGGTGGAAGCGAAGTTCGACAAGGAAAAGATCGAGGATCTGCGCAACCAGGTCGAGGAGCGTCACGCCCTGCGCAATGGGCAGGGCAGCAAGCCGATGCTGCTGACTGGCGGCCTCGACATCAAGACGATCACGCTCCCGAACAAGGACGCGGAGCTCGCCGTGACGCGGCAGCTGCAGATCGAGGAGATCGCGCGCATCTACAACGTGCCGCCCTTCATGATCGGCCACAATGAGAAGACGACCAGCTGGGGCTCTGGCGTGGCGGAGATGGGCACCGCCTTCGTGCGCTACGTTCTGCGCCGCCACCTCAACGCCTTCCAGAATGAGATCAACCGCAAGTTCTTCCGCACAGCATCGCGGCTCGCCGAGTTCGACACGTTCGAGCTGGAACGCGCGGACCTGAAAACCCTGTTCGAGACCTTCCGTTCGGCGCTCGGCCGCGCGGGAGAAAAGCCGATCCTGACGCGCGACGAAGTGCGGCGTCTGATCAACTATGGCCGCACTCCCGGCGGCAACAGCTTCGAGGACAACGCCAATGCGCAACCGGCTGCTTAACCTCTATTCCCGCAACGCCCAGATCGGCGCGGGGATCAAGGCCGAAGGCAACACCATCTACCTCTATGACTATATCGCCGGCTCGGAGGCAGACGCCCAATGGTGGGGCGGCGTGAGCGCCGAAGGCTTCACCCGCCAGCTGATGGCGATGGACGGCGATGTATCGGTGCGGATCGACAGCCCGGGTGGCGATGTGTTCGGCGGCCGCGCGATCGCCCAGGCTATCCGCGAATATGACGGCAAGGTCACCTGTCATATCGACGGCCTGGCCGCCAGTGCCGCCAGCTACATCGCGATCAGCGGCGACCATGTCGTCGCGGCCCCTGGCGCGTTCATGATGATCCATCGTGCCTGGACACTGATGATCGGCAACAGCGCGGATTTTCGCGCCGAAGCCGATCTGCTCGACAAGATCGATGCCAGCATCGCAGCCAGCTACGCCGCCAAGGCGGGCGGCGAAACCGACTGGATCGCTCTGATGGACAAGGAAAGCTGGTTCACCGGCGACGAGGCCCTCGCGCTCGGCCTGATAGATGAAGTGCTGCCCGAACAGGGCGGTAAGGCGGCGAATGCGGGCAAGCGTGGCTGGAACCTGTCGGCCTTCGACCATCCGCCAGTGAACAAGATCCCGGCGCCTGCGCCCGAGCCGGTTCCCGAGCCCGCGCCCGCGCCCGTGCCCAGCGATGCCGACGAGATCGCAGCACGCCAACGGCGGCTCGCCGTCGATCTGCTGACCCAATCTGCCTGAGCGCGCCGCGCGAGGGAGACCACCCGGGCCGCTTTCGCGGCCTTTTTTCATGATGGAGAAGCGTACATGAGCATTCAGGCTCTCCGCGAGCAGCGCGCGGCAAAGGCACAGTCGCTGCAGGAACTGGTGAAAAAGCCCGGCGAATGGACCGCCGATAACCAGGCCGCCTATGATGCCGGCATCGCCGAGATCGAGTCGATCGACGCGAGCATCGAGCGCCACCAGCGCATGAACAAGCTGGCCGCCGAAACCGCACTCACCAACACCGTGATCGATACGGCTGAGCGTATCGGTCGCGACCAGAACAGCGAGGCGAGCCGCCTGTTCGCCAAGTGGCTGCGCGGCGGCGACAATGCCCTGTCCACCGAAGAATGGCAGGCGCATCTGGCGGCGGTGCAGAACACCATGTCGACGACCACCGGTAGCGAAGGTGGCTATACCGTCCAGACCGATGTCGCGCAGAACGTCCTGGACGCGCTGAAGGCGTTCGGCGGCATGCGCGCACCGGGCATGGCGACCGTCATCCAGACCGCTGGCGGCAATCCCATGTCGTTCCCGACCAGCGACGGCACGGCCGAAGAGGGCGAGATCGTCGATCAGAATGCGTCTGCCAGCGATGCCGACGTCACGTTCGGCACCAAGGATTTGCCGGTCTATAAGTATAGCTCGAAGGTGGTCACCGTGCCGATCGAGCTTTTGCAGGACAGCAGCGTGGACGTGGAAGCGTTCGTGCGGGGCCGCCTTGTTACTCGCCTCGGCCGCATCACGAACAAGCACAACACGATCGGTACCGGCACCAATCAGCCCAATGGCGTGATGGTTGCTGCCGGCACCGGCAAGACTGGCACCACAGGCCAGACCGGCACGGTGATCTTCGACGACCTGGTCGATCTGGAGCACAGCGTTGATCCCGCGTATCGCGAAAACGGCAACTGCCGCTTCATGATGCACGACGACAGCGTGAAGGTGGTCAAGAAGATCAAGGATACCCAGAACCGTCCGATCTTCATCCCGGGTTACGATCCCGCGAACAACGGCAAGCTCGATACGCTGCTCGGCTATCCGATCCAGGTGAACCAGCATGTCGCCACCATGGCCGCCAACGCCTATTCCATCGGCTTCGGCGACTTCAGCAAATATGTCATCCGCGACGTGATGGCGATCGTGCTGCAGCGCTTCACCGACAGCGCCTACGCCAAGAAGGGCCAGGTCGGCTTCCTTGCGTGGCTGCGTTCGGGCGGCAATCTGATGGACGTTGGCGGGGCGGTGAAGCGCTACCGCAACAGCGCGACCTGATGACGCGGGGCCCGGTCTAATCGCCGGGCCCATTCGTCCTTTCTCTGGTTTGGGGATCTTCCATGTCGAAACCGAATATCGCGGCCCTGCAGGCCGCCGTCACTGCTGCGCGTGAAGTGCTTGCCGGTGACCCTGAAAATGAAGCGTTGAAGGCCGAATTGGCAAAGGCCGCGCAGGCGCTGGCTGATGGCGAGCAGGAACTCGCTGAGGCGATCGAGGCCAGCAAGGTCGAGGTGCGCGTGCTGGTCGATCGCGGCGAGCATAAGGCCGACAGCGTTGCCCGCCTTCTCCCGGCGGAAGCAAAGCGCGCCGTCAAGGAAGGCTGGGCGGACGCGGACAAGGAGGCAATCGCCTTCGCCAAGGCCGAAGCCAAGTAAGGGGCGCGCGCCGCGATGTTGTTCACCCTGACCCCCACGGCCATGCCCGACGGCTATGGGGAGGCCCTGTTGAGCCTGGATGTGGCCAAGCTGCATCTGCGCGTGGATGATGCCGAGGAGGATGATCTCATTGAAGTGCTTCGCGACGCTGCCCTGCAGCTGGTCGAGAAGTTCTGCAGCGTTCGCCTCGGCGTGGTGACCGGCATCGTCGCGACGTTCCCGGCTTTCGGCCGGGGCATGCATCTGGGCGTCGGGCCCGTGCCGACGGTCACCGTCACCGCCGTCAGCTACATCGGGAGCGATGGGGCTTCCGTCGATCTACCTGATGGCAGCTGGCGGCTCTCGGTTGACGGCGCGCTCACGCCCGCGCCGGGCAGCAGCTGGCCGGAAGGCGGCCCGGTCTCGGTCACGTTTGATGCGGGCTATCCTGCCGATGCTTGCCCTCGGGCCCTGATCGCGGCCGCGAAGCTGGCGCTCGGCCATCTCTACGCCATGCGCGACGTTGCCATGGAGGGCGAGGCGAGCGGCGGCATGCCCAGCGCGTTTGGCCTGCTGTGCAACGGCTATCGGATGCCGGTGCTATAATGGCGTTCCAACCGCTTCGCGCCGGAGATCTTCGCACCCGCATCCGGATCGAGATCGAAGGCCGCGTTTCCAACGGGCAAGGCGGATGGACGACGGCCTGGTCGCCGGTGGCCGTGATCTGGGCGAAGAAGGTGCCGCTGCGCGGGGATGAGATCACGCGCGACAGCATCCAGCGCGCGGTCAGCGTGACCCGCTTCGTGATCCGGCATCGTTCCGACGTGACGGCGAAGCATCGGCTCGTGGAAGTGAAGAAGGTCGGCGATGCCTATGAGGTTATCGGCGGCCCGTGGAATATCCGACGGATCGACGATCCCTACGGTCGCCGCGATCGGCTCGAGCTCGACTGCGAGTGGCAGGCGGGCCTCGGCTGATGGCGCGTCGTGTCCAGGGCGGCGCGTCGATCCGCCGCCTGTTCCGTTCTCTGCCCGATGCTGCCCGGGATGAGATCGCAACCGTGCTGGATGATGGCAGCCGAGAGATCGAACGCCAGATGGTCGCTCGCGCGCCGCGTCGGACGGGTGCGCTGCAGGCGGGGGTCAAGCGCCGGCTCCGCCGCAATTCCCTGTCGGTGTCGATCGGCATCACAGGCACGAAGGCGGAAAAGCGCAAGCTCTTCTATGCGCGCATCCTCGACCTGGGCCGCAAGGGCCAGACCGTGACCGCCAATCGCCGCAGCCCGGGGGGCGGCACGAGCCGCTACACCATGCGGGTGCGCGCGATCGGCGCGAAGCGCTTCGTCACGGGTCGCTATTCGGACGCGCGGGCGGTGCTCAACAGTCGGCTGAAGGGCGTGTGGGACCGGATCCTCCGCCGCGTCGCAGGGGGTGAATGATGACCAGTGCTGAAGACGCGATCGAGAAGGCCGCGTTCGATCTGCTGTCGGCCGTCGCGGACCTCGGCGCGCCGGTTTACCAGCATGTGCCGGAGAACACGCCACCGCCGGTGGTCATCATCGGCGATATCGAAACGGTGCCGATCGGCGGGAAGGATGATCCCGATCGCCGCGCCACGCTGTCGGTGATGACCGTCACGGAAGCGGAAGAGCGCAAGTCGCTGCTGCAGATCAAGGGCAAAGCCGAGGCGGCGCTGGATGGCGCGCAGGCCGAGCATGATGGCTGGACCCTGTCCTTCGCGTTCATCGCCGCCACGGCGGTGCTGACGGCCGAGGGTGATGGCTATGTCGGCGAAAGCCGGTTTCAGATCCTGGCGCTTCGCGCCTGATCGCATGCCCCCGCAGGGGCTAACCTGAAGGAGTGAACGGTGACCAAGAAATTGGGCAATGACTACCGGCTGTGGATCGAAAGCGCCACGGCGGGCACCTATAATGAGATCAAGGGCGGCACCTCGCTCAAGATCAACCGCACGTCGAACCTGATCGACACCTCGACGAAGGACGACTTCCCCTATGGAACGCAGGCTCCCGGGCTGAAGGCGCTGACGATAGACAGTGAGATCTACCCGAACCTGCCCGACGCCAATGGCTTCACCAGGCTCGAAACGCTGGCTGCCGGAACTTCGCCGATCGAGTTCCAGATCCGCAAGGGCGGATCGGCAGGCGCAACCGGCGATGTGGTGTTTGAAGCATCCATGTATGTCGGCAACTTCAACACCGACATGGGCAAGAATGATGTCGTGAAGTGCGACTTCCAGCTGACGCTGGCCGCCGCGCCCACCACGGATGCGCTGCAATGAGCCGGGAGGCGAACAATGAACGGGGTGAGCTCACGCTCACCCTGGACGGCGAGCCCGTGGGCCTGCGGCCCAGCTATGAGGCCATCCATGCCTTTGAGCGGGCCACGGGCAAGGGCCTCATGGAACTCGCCCAGGCCGCTCTTGCCGGGACGCTCAGCGCGGGCGACACGGCCATCATCGCGTGCGAGTGCGTTCGCGCATGGGGCCGCTCCACCGAAAACAAGGGCTACGCCGGATCCAACCCGACCCGCATCGCCGAACTGATGATCGAGGCCGAGGGCGGCTTCTCCATGTCGCTTTCCACCATCGCCGGCATGCTGGCGATGGCGACCACAGGCGGATACACCGCAGCGGGGGAACTGAAGCCGACGGCGACGAAGAAGACGACGGAACCAGCCCCCGCCGTCGGCTGATGGGCCTTGCGGCCGCTGCCCTCCAATGGCGGCCCCACGAATGGTGGGCGAGCACGCCGCACGAATTCTGGGCTGCCATGGAGGGATGGAAGTCTATGAATTGCGTGGAAGATCGTGATAGGTGAGCCCGAAAGGGGAGTCTTGTCATGAGGCCTATAGTCGCGGCGTTAGCTCTGAGTTTCTCTACGGCGGCGGCGGCCGCATCATCTAATCCTGTCGTGAAGGCCGCCGTAGATGAAGGGGTGAAGGTCAGGGAGTTTGCGGTAGCGTTGAACATCCCGCTGGAGTTCGCCACCCTGTGCCACATTGAGGCGCGCGAAGCATACCAAGCAGGGTTCAACACGAAGCTGTCACCGTATGAAGATGTTATGGCTCTGTATCAGGGGAAGGACGTCGAAAAGTTCATGCCCCTGAGAATTGATTTCATGGTTGCCTATAATAAACGCTGTATGATGCAGATCGCGGACTTACTCTCGCGAGCCAAGCAGCCGCGTTAGACTAGCTTTCATGAGGCGGCGAATGGCCTCTGGCCGGGATGGCTGGTCAGGCTGCATGGCAATCCAGGCATCCAACTCAGAAAGGTCATCGGGCTGTAGGCGCACTCCGACAGGGGTGCCTTTACCGGTGGGTGCGGGGCCACGACGTTTCTGTGATGACAAAGTTTCTTGACCGGACATTGAAACCGTGATTACACGATAGGCAGAGCGACGCAAGGCTGGAACCCTCGCGCCGCTCCTAACCATCGACACGGAGTGACCCATGTCTCAGGCTGTTGCTGCCCCTAGCACGGGCGATCGTTACGTTACATCGGGAAATATGGGCGAGATTTCCCCCTCTCGCCGTGGCCTTCTGGCGGGCATGCTGCTCACGCCCGTGGCGGCTGCTGTCCCTGCGGCGGCGGGCGCTGCGCCACGGGAAGACCCTGTTCTAGTATCCCGCAGGGTTGATGCGATCTTCTGGGCCGCTCGCCAGCAATGGCTGGACATTTACGAAGATTGGAAAGCAGACTGCGCCCACTATCAGGATCGCGACATGCCCGACGCGCTCATGGATCGGTGGGGCGCGATGCACGACGCGGCCGAATATGCGATGCTGACGGCGCGGATCACGACGCTGCCCGCGCTCTACGCCAAGATGGAGGCGATAAAGGACCGGCCTGACGAATTTCTGCGGAATGAAAAGGATGGCACCACCGTGTTCGAGGCGGTGATGTGGGATGTTGAACGCCTCATGATGAAGGCGCATCTCGCATGATCGCGCTGGTGCAGGTGCGCGGCGAAGCGGTGCTGGCTAGCAGCCTCGATGTGGCGCAGTCATTCGAGAAGCGTCATTCGCATGTGCTCCGTTCGATCGCGCTGCTGGTCAAGGAGCGTCCCGATCTACAGCCCAATTTTGGGCTACAGATCGAAAGTTACGAAGCGGGCAAAGGTGCGACACGGCAGCGGCACCACTATGAAATGGATCGCAAGGGGTTCACGCTTCTGGCGATGGGTTTCACCGGCGCTCGCGCATTGGAATGGAAGATCGCCTATATCGACGCGTTTGATCGCATGGAGGCGGCGCTGCGGTCGGCGGTCAATGACGATGCCACCGACGATCTGCTGCCCGACGAGTCGCCGCTGCTGGAGCATGTTCGGGGCGACGATCTGGAGCGCAAGCTGTCGCTGGCACGTGAAATCCGCCTTGCCTACGGTCGGCCGGCGATCCGGCGCATGTGGAACAGCATCGGACTGCCCCCGGTGGAGCCAGACGAAGAGGCGGAGGAGGTCGATAATGTGCCGCGCTCGATCGTCGCCTGGCTGAATGAGCGGACGGAGCGAGCGCCAGGACACAAGATCAGGACGCAAGCGCTGTTCCATGATTTCCGGCGCTGGTGCGTCGAGCAGGGCGAAGAGGATATGAACATATCGGCCTTTGGCTGGGCGCTGCGCCGCGCCGGTCATCGGTCGCGCATGTCGAACGGCTCCTACCGAATCGGGTTGAAGCTGAGGGATTGATCCGCCGCAGGGCGGGTTCCGTCGATCAAGATCATTTCAGGCTGCCGGGTTCCCCGGTGGCCCTTTCGTCGTGGAGTGAGCATTGGCCACTGATGTCAAAGACCTGTTGCTGCGGATCGACGCATCGACCGAACTGCTGCGCAAGAATATGGCGTCGGCCGAGAATGTCGTCGGTGACTTCGAGAAGGTCGTCGAGCGCGAACTCGACAAGGTGGAGCAGCGATTTTCCCAGCTGAAGGGCGCTGGCCTCTCCAACTCGCTCCGCGCCATCAAGGAGGATTTCCGGAAGAATTTCACGGACATCCAGAAGATGGCGGCGCAGGCGATCGAGGCTCCACGCCTGAAAGGTGGCGGGCTTGACCTCGGCGTTGGCGATGCGAAGGCAGCAGCTGCGGCGGCGCAGCAGCAGGCGTCCGCCCTGCGTCTGATCGCCGACGCAGCCGAGCGCGCTGCGCTCGGGGAAAATGAACTGTCGCGCGCCACCGATCTGCAGGTCCGTGCTGCGCGCGCTGCTGCTGCCCAGGCCGAACTGCAGGCGCGGCAACTTGCGGAGCAGGCGGGCGCGCTGGAAAAAATTCAGATCGAGGCCAATGTCGCCGCTGCGGCGACGGGGCAGTTTCAGGCAGCAGGCAAGCGGGCCACAGCCAGCGCGGGCGAGCAAAAAGCTGGTTTTCAGCAGTTGTCGTTCCAGATCAGTGACGTGGCGACGCAATTTGGCATGGGCGCAGCGCCGATGCAGATTTTCGCTGCGCAGGCTCCCCAAGTGGTCCAGGCAATCGGCCTCATCAAGGGTCAAGCGACCGGGCTGATCGGCTTCTTGGCTGGCCCATGGGGGGCGGTGATGCTCGGCGCAATCACCATCCTCGGCTCGCTCGCTCTCGCAGATGACAAAGCGTCGCAGGCCAAGAAGGGACACAAGGAAGCTGCCGACGATCTTCGGGATGCCGTCGATCGGCTCAATAGTGCGCAGCGATCGGCGTCCGACGCCACGCGACAGGGAATCATCGATACAATCAATCAGTCGCGAGCCTATCGTCAGCTGGCGCTAGACGCTCGCAAGGCTGCGCTTGCCGAACTGGAGAAGGCAAAGATCAAACTGGAGGCCGACACTCGGTTGCGCGCTGCCCTGCGTAGCGGCGACGAGGTCGCGACCACGGTGCTCAGCCCGAAAGACGCGGCCTTGAAGGCGCAAGTGGATGCCCTTCAAAAGTCGTTCGACGAGCAGCACAAGCGCGTGCTGGAATCGAGCAAGGCTTTGCTGACCGGCCATGCGCAGTTGATCCAGAGGGATGTTGCCGCTCGCAACGATCCGCGCGCAGCGGTCGAGCAGACGCTGGCCGATTCTAACGAGGCTGCATGGCGCGAGTTCAAGCGCACGGGAAACAAGTCGGCGTATGAGGCTGCCGTAAATCGCAACACCCAGACGCGCGATGCCTCGCTGAAGGTGCTGGAGACCCGTAATAAGGGAGATCGCTCGGAGCGGGCGGCGGCGCGCCGCGCTGCGCGATCGGATGCGCGCTATGAGGACGACAAGGATAATTTCGCGGTCGCCGGTCTGCGCGCCCAGGCCGATTATAGCGGCGAGATCGACGATCGGCTGAAGGCGGAACTGGCCGCGCTCGACGCCCAGCTGGAAAGCTACAAGCGCCGGCTCGACCTAGACGAAAACCTCTCCTCCGCCCAGCGGAGCGAACTGGTTGCCGCACAGGCCGCCGTGGTCGCGCAGGAAAAGATCAATGCCGAGCGAAAGGCGGCTGACGATCGCGCCCGGGAACGGTTCGAGCTGGAGACCGCCGCCAACAGGGCGATGCAGGATGTGCTGGAGTCGCAGCTGGATCTTGCCATGGGCCGCAAGGAGGAGCTCGCCATCCAGCGACGCATCCTGATGCTGAAGCAGAGCCAGGAGCGTGCAGAGCAGGAGGCGGTGCTGGCGAGCCAAACCGCAACGGCCGCGCAAAAGAAGATTGCGCAGGCCGCGCTGGTGCAGCTGGATGCGAAGCAGGCCGCTGAGCAGGCATCGCTCAACCTTCGCTATGCCAGCCCTATGGAGCAGTATCAGCGGAGCATCGCACAAACTGGCGCAAACCTGGGCGATGCGCTCGAAAGCATAGAAGTGAGCGCCCTCGACGACCTCAACAACGGACTGGTTGATGCTATCATGAATGCCGGCGATCTAGGCGAAGTGTTCGCCAACGTCGCCCGCAGCATCGTCGCCGACCTGATCAGGATCGCCATTCAACAGACGATCGTCGCTAACCTGACAAGAGCGCTAGGAGGGTTGTTCGGCTTTGGCGGCGGTGGCGCGGCGGTGAGCATGACGTCTTCGGTTTCGCAATTTGCGCTCCCGAGCTTGCCGATGGGTTTCGCATCGGGCGGCTACACTGGCAATATGCCCGTCAATCATGTGGCGGGTGTCGTCCACGGGCAGGAATTTGTGTTCGACGCCGATGCGGTTCGCCGAATTGGGCGCGGTCAGCTAGAGGCGATCCGCAGCGGCAGTTTCAAGGGTCCAGCGGTATCTTCGGGCATGCTGGCGGCTGCGCGTGGCGGTGGGGCTCAGGTCGTGAAGCTGGTTGTGGCTCCTTCGCCCTATTTCGACGCGACCGTCGATGGCCGCGCCGCTGCCGTTGCCGCACCGCTGTCGGACGCAGCGGCGGGACGGGGATCGACAGGTGCCCAGATTGCCATCGCGCGCCGGCAGAGTAGGACGATACCATGAGCGACATGAACGATCGGAAGCAGCGCCAGCGCACCAACTGGGAAGCAAGCCGGCTTGCCGCGATTTCTGATGCGGCCGATCGCGTTCGCTTCCAGGCTTCCCTTGCCGAGAAATTCCTCAACGCCCTGCTGATCGCGCATGGCGGCGCAATCATCGGATTGTTCACCTTCATCGGCAATTTGCTGGGAAAGGCCGAAGCGCCATTATCGCTGGGCATCGGCTATGTGTGGGGCGCTTTCGCCTGCTTTGTGCTGGGGCTTTCGCTGACGCTGGGGGTCTACCTGATGGCGTTCCTGTCTCAACACCACTTCTACCACCAGGCCGTTCATGAAGCTGACCGGTTCAATCGCGCCATCGCGATGGATGAGACGCAGATCGATCGCACGGACGAACGCCGGTCCAACATTGCCGGCGACCGTCACTATCGGATCGGACTGCTGGTGGCTGGCATGTCGGTCACTCTCTTCGCCCTTGGTGGCGGCGCGGCGCTGATGGGGCTTCTACCCCGCTAGGATTTCGCAGCATGATCATTATCCCTGAAAAACCTGCGTCGCGGGTCGATGTGCCGCGCCTGATGGACTTTGGCGGCTTTCTTACGCCCGCAGGCGGCGGCCCAGTCCAACGCCTTAACAGGCTAGGCAATCGTTATGCTGTCACGGTCACTATGCCGCCGATGCGCGGTTCGCAGGCGCGGATCTTCGTCAACCGACTGATCAGAGGGAAAAGCGAGGGGGCTCGAATGGCCTGGCCCCTTGACGGCTTTGATCCAGGAACTCCGCTGGTGGGCGGGTCTCCGGTGGTAGTTGACGGTGCGGGACAGGCGGGCCGACTGCTGGCCATTCGAGGGGGGGCCCCGAATTATGCCTTCAGGGAAGGGCAGCCCGTCAGCCTGGAAGTCGATGGGCAGCATTATTTCGACTTCGTGGCCGCTACCGCTTTTGTGGCTGCTGACGGAAAGGCCACCATCACGCTTTCGCAGATGCTCCGCGTTGAACCGCCCGATGGCGCGGTCCTTCACGTCGTGAAGCCAATGATAGAGGGGTTCATCGTTGGTAGCGAAATCAGCTGGGAGCAAGCGATCTCCGGCTTCACGGAAGGCATTCAGTTCGAGATTCAGGAGGCGCGCTGATGGCTTTCCTTGGAAGAGTGATCAGTGTTGTTGCGCTGATGAAGATCGATCTGCCGGATCATGTGGTTCGTCTGTGTGATGGGGGCTTCGTCTATTGGGGCAGCGAGAAGTTCGACAGCGTTGATGAGATCTTTGGGACGGTCGCCGGTGCCGAGTCGTTCGAGGAAAAGACCGGCGACGAAGCGCCCGGAGGGAAGCTTACTTTCCTTCCTCCCAGCACGTCAGCCGCCGCCGCGCTGACCCAGCCTTCTTTCCAGGGCGCGCGAATGCGCTTCTGGCTGGGTGAATATGATCCGTTGACCGGTCATGTTGTAGGCACGCCGGAACTGACCGCGGATCTCGCGATCGACACCGTGACCTTGAAGGTCGGCAGAGGTGAGAGATCCGTCGATATCGAGTTTGAGAGCGCAGCAAAGCGCCTTTTTATGGTCATGCGCGGCAACGCGCTGAACGATCGTTTTCATCAGGCTTGCTACCCGGGAGAGAAAGGCATGGCGAACGCCACTGGCATGCCTCGATCGACCGCGTGGGGCGCAGCGACACCGAACACATGAACGACATGCTCAGGCGGCAAGCCGCCCTCGAAAAAACGCTGGCGAAGTATCGCGGGCGAAAGCTGGACTTTGCCTGCGCGGATTGCGTCCGGATGTCGCGCTTCCATCTTCTCCAGATGGGGCACAGGCCGCCACCGCTGCCGAGCTATCGCTCGCTCGCTGGTGCTGTTCGCGCCCTGAACCAGGCAGGCGGCATGGAGGCGATATTTGACGGTTTGCTTCCGCGTATTCCGTACGCTCGCATGCTGCCGGGAGATATCGCTCTCCTCGAAGGCGACAACGGCATGGATGCAGCTGTGATCTGCGTAGGCCACAAGGTCATCGGTTGGCATGAAGGTAGCGATCAGATGGTCAACATGGTTCCGCTTGAAATCAAGGCGGCCTGGAGGGTCTGATGGCAAAGGCGCTTCAAAAAGTCGCGATGATCGCTGGGGTCGTCGCCTTGGCCGCCACCGGTTTCGGCGCGGTCGGCGGCGCTTCGATGCTGCTCGGCAATACTGTTCAAGCTGCCTCATTGGCTGCAACGGTCAGTTCCGTTGCGACGGTGGCGACGGTCGTGTCGGTGGCGGCATCCCTCGGCGCTCAGATGCTGATGAAAAAGCCGGGCATGATCGGCAACGTCAATCAGGTCACGATCAGCGCCAACGCCGCTATTCCCTATGGCGTAGGGCGCAGCTTCTATGCCGGCAGCCAGCTTCACGACGTTGGCTATGGTGGCAAGGTCGGAAAGACGAAGAACCCCTTTCTTGCCAAGGTCTACGTGTGGAGTGGCGGTGGGCCGATCGAGGGCATCGAAAGCTTCCTGATGGACTGGCAAGCGGTTCCCTTCAGCGGGATCACGGCGCTCGGGTACTATAATGATTGGCTTTACGTTCGCCACCAGCTGGGCGCGCGGCCGGAGCCGGTGGCCCTTGCTGGGCATTGGGGCGCGGTGCCCGACTGGACCGATGAGCACAAGTTGTCGGGCATGGCGGCGTCCATCCTCAGCTTCCGGTTCGACAAGGACAATAAGGTCTGGGCGAACGGCATCCCGGCCTTCGGCGTCGTCGGCAATTGGGCACGAGTCTATGACCCCCGCAATGACAGTACCTATCCTGGCGGAGAGGGTGCTCACCGCTTCGATGACGAGGATACCTTTGAGTTCGATCGCAACGCCGCGCTCAACGCCATCACCTATGCACGCGGGCGCTATGCCATCGATGCTGATGGCAATCAGACAATCAAGGTTGTTGGTTGCGGCTTTCCAAAGGAAGCCTTTGATTGGCCGCAGTGGGTCGCCTTTGCTAACGTCTGTGAAGCAAATGGCTGGAAAAGCGACGGCACGTTGTTCGACGGCCCTGGAATTAGCCTGTGGGACAATCTGAAGCGCATTTGCGCAGCGGGCGGCGGCATGCCCGTCATTTCTGGTGGGTTGTTATCTGTTCGGTTCCAATCGCCCAAGGTCGCGCTTGATACGATCTCAACGGATGACTTTGCCGATGGAGAGCGTGTCATTCCTGGCATGCGCACCTATCGCGACCGCATCAACACGATGGTCCCGATGAAGCAGCCCCCAAAATGA